AACAAAGGTTCGATTGAGTTTGCAAATGATAGTAAAGTCGTTGCAGCTGCAACCTCTTCAAGTTCTATTCGTGGTATGTCAATTAACTTATTATACCTCGATGAGTTTGCATTCGTTGATGATGCAGAGACATTCTATACTGCAACATATCCCGTTGTTACTTCGGGTAAAGACTCAAAGGTTATCATTACTTCCACTGCTAATGGTGTGGGTAATATGTTCCATAAGATATATGAAAGTGCAATACACAAACAATCAGAGTATAAGGCATTCACTATCAACTGGTATGACGTGCCAGGCAGAGACGAAACGTGGAAGAAAGAGACTATTGCAAACACTTCAGAAGCACAATTTGAACAGGAATATGGTAATAGTTTCTTAGGAACAGGTTCTACACTTATAAATTCTAATACACTACTAGGTATGAGAGCGCTTGATTCAGATTGGGTCAAAGACGGTATAAGTGTTTATAAGAGACCTGTAGATAACCATAATTACATATGTACGGTTGATGTCTCACAAGGTAAGGGTTTGGATTATTCCACCTTTAATATATTTGATGTTTCCACCCAACCATTTGAACAGGTATTAGTTTATAGAGACAATACAACATCACCTATGTTGTTGGCAGACATAATTAATAAATATGTTAGACCATACAATGAAGCACTTGTTATTATAGAAAACAACGCAGAGGGTGGAATGGTCGCACAACAGTTGCATTATGATATAGAATACCCTAATGTCTTTACCCAAGGACAAACTAAGGCAGAAGATATCGGTGTGACTATGAATAAAAGAATAAAGAGAGTTGGTTGTTCTACTCTAAAAGAGATTACAGAAGAAAATAGATTGACAATCGTAGACCGTGCAACTATTACTGAAATGATGACTTTTGTTATAAAAGGAAACTCATATGAAGCAGATAGAGGTTACAATGACGACTTGGTTATGAATTGTGTTTTGTTCTCTTGGTTTATAACAACAGAATATTTTAGTCATTTAACAGATACAAGAGTTAAAGATTTACTATATTCAGAACAACAAAAATTAATAGAAGATGATATATTACCAGCTGGGGTGTTTGGTTCGGAAGACCAACAAGAATCCTTTGTAGATTCTAACGGAGACAGATGGTTTTCGGCAGTCTAAATATGATTCGTTAGAGTTATTAAAGTTATAAATATATCAAGTAAAACAAAACTTTTTACATTAACAGGAGAAAAGTATGGCATTTCAAGTATCACCAGGCGTACAGGTCAAAGAAGTCGACCTTACAAATGTTGTACCAGCAGTATCATCTACTACAGGTGCATTCGCTGGTTCATTTCAATGGGGCCCTGTTGATGAAGTAATAACAGTTTCAGATTCAAAAGGTTTAAACAGTGTGTTCGGAAACCCTGCAAATACAGATGCAGGTTCAGAAGACTATTATACTGCTGAATCTTTCCTAAAATATGGTTCTTCATTGAGAGTGGTTAGAGTAAATTCAACAGGTTTGTATTCCGCTAATGCAAGTGGTGCTGGAACAGCATTACTAAAAAATAACGAACAGTACATAGAAGACTATAGAGACGGTTCACAAGCTGCAACAGTAGGAACATTCGTATCAAAATATGCAGGTGTTTTAGGTAATTCACTTAAAGTGGAACTTTGTGGTTCATCAAACGCATATTTCAATGACGTTATCACTGCAACAAACAGTTTAGATGGGGATTCAAACCCAGTAAACCTTGCAATAGGAACAACAACAATCCCAACAGACGCTGGTAGTTCAGTATTTCAGGTTGGGGACATAGTAAAATTCGCAAATCATAACCAAGAATATAAAGTTCTTACAACACCTGATGATGCTTCTATAACAATAGAATCAATCGGAACACCTACAAAGACTGGTTTAACAACAGTAGTTGGTGATGGTATAAATATCGACAGATATTGGAAACACTATTCACTATTTGATAAGGCACCAGGCTCTTCTGCAAACGCAGTTAAGGCAGGGGCATCAAATGACGAGGCTCACATTGTTGTATCAGACGAAGACGGTTCAATCACTGGAGTTCCAGGCGAAGTATTAGAAACATACGGTTTCGTATCATTAGCTTCAGATGCTAAAGACGAACAAGGACGTTCTAACTATTACAGAGATGTAGTTGCAAGAAGTTCAAACTATGTTTACTGGTCAGGACATTCTACATCAACACACGCAAGTACAACAGAACAAAGAACACTTGCAACAGTTGCTGGTGGAACTGCATTCGGATTACCTTCATTACCACTTAGTACATCCCTTTCAGGTGGTGCTAACGGTAGATTAGGAACTGCAGGACAAAAAACAGACGCTTATTCAACACACTTCGGAGATGCAGAAACAATAGACATCTCTTTAATTGTTATGGGTTCTGCAAGAACTGATAACGGAAGTGGTACAGAACAAGACTTAATTACAGACCACAATACAATATTAAATGAATTAATATTAATTGCTGAAAACAGAAAAGATTGTATGGTTGTTGCTTCACCTAGAAGAACATCATTAGTCAACGTTTCATTAGAGTCTACACAAGTTGCTAATGTTAAAACAGATTTTGCATCAGTTACATCTTCATCATACGCAGTATTAGACAGTGGTTGGGTATATCAATACGATAGATTTAACGACAGATATTGTTGGGTGCCAGGAAATGGACACACTGCAGGTATTATGGCAAGGTCAGATTTACTAAGTGATGCATGGTTCTCACCTGCTGGTTTCACAAGAGGTCAGTACTTAGGAATTACTAAACTTGCATTTAACCCTAAGAAGTCTTCAAGAGACGACTTATATCGTGCAAGAATCAACCCAATAGTTACATTTGCAGGTCAAGGAACAGTATTGTTCGGAGATAAAACTGCATTAACAAGTCCTTCTGCATTCGATAGAGTAAATGTAAGAAGATTGTTCATAGTATTAGAAAAGGCAATTGCAGTTGCAGCTAAATCACAACTCTTTGAATTCAATGATGCATTCACAAGGGCTCAATTTAGAAGTGCTGTAGAACCTTTCTTAAGAGATGTTAAAAATAGAAGAGGTTTAGTAGACTTCTCAGTAGTTTGTGACGAAACAAACAATACTGATACAGTGATTGATAGAAACGAATTCGTATGTTCAATCTTTGTAAAACCTGCTAAATCAATCAACTTCATCACTCTTAACTTCGTGGCTGCAAGGTCAGGGGTTGAGTTTGAAGAAATTTATAGTGCAGTATAACAGGAGTATATAAATGGCAACAATAGACCAATTTAAAGCACAATTGATAGGTGGTGGCCCACGTGCAAACAGATACAGAGTCTTTATCCCTAGAAGTGGAGAGAAGATAGAGTTCTTATGTTCAGCTGCTCAGATACCTGCTGCTAACGTTAATGTTATCTCAGTACCATTCAGAGGTCAAAATCTAAAACTCGCAGGAGATAGAACCTTTGAAGACTGGACTATATCATTAATTAATGATGTAGAGTTCTCTTCTAGAACTGCCTTAGAGGCATGGCAAGAAGATATCGCTTCGTTAACAACAACAGATGCATCTACAAACACAGATTACTTGTTATCACGTGCATATGTTGAACAGTTACATAAAGATGATTCTGTCCTTGCAAGATATGAGTTCTTCAATATTTTCCCTAGTGCTATAAATGGGATTGCTTTATCAAGTGATGAGGCTTCTGCATTAGAAACATTTGAAGTAACTTTCTCATACTCGCATTGGGACAGAGTTAAGTAAATAGTTGTGAAAACTACCACTTTTTCGTGGTATAAATATTAGTATGGAATTATTTGGATTTGAAATTACTCGTAAAAAAGACGAGTTACGTAACACGGAGTCACCGAATGCTAAGTCATTTGTGCCTCCAGTTGATGATGACGGTACACCCGTTATTCAACAACAGGCCGGATTTGTCGCAGGAGGTGCCTATGGCGCCTATGTCGACATGGAAGGTGGTATTAAGAATGAGGCAGAACTTATTCGTAGATACCGTGAAACATCTTTAGTGCCAGAGTGCGACTCTGCAATTGAAGATATAGTTAATGAGTGTATCTCTTCTGATATTGCAGATAAGATAGTATCACTCGACCTCAGAGATGTTGAACTCTCTGATAGTATCAAAACAAAGATACAAAACGAGTTTAATCACATCTTATCAATGATGAAGTTCAATCAGAACTCTCATGAATTATTCAGAAAATGGTACGTAGACGGGAGAATTTACTTCCATAAGGTCGTTGACTCAAAAAGACCTAAGTTGGGTATTATTGATTTAAGAAATATAGACCCATTAAAGATTAAAAAAGTTAGACATGTTGAAAAGGATAAAGACCCTAAGACAAAAATAGAACGAATTAAGAAGATAGAAGAGTTCTTTATGTTTAACGACAGAGGATTTGATAAATCTTCTGCAGTTGAAGGAACAACAGTTAAAATTGCACCTGAGGCAGTATCATATACTACTTCGGGATTATTAGATTACACTAAAAATGTTGTAATCGGTTATTTGCATAAGGCATTGAAAACTGCAAACCAGTTATCAATGATGGAAGATGCACTTGTTATATACCGTATAGCAAGGGCTCCTGAAAGAAGAATATTCTACATCGATGTAGGTAACCTTCCAAAAGCAAAGGCAGAACAGTATTTGTCTGAGGTTATGAACAAGTATAAAAATAAACTTGTTTACAATGCAGACACTGGTGAAATCAAAGATGACAGAAAACATATGAGTATGTTGGAAGATTTTTGGTTACCAAGAAGAGAAGGGGGAAGAGGAACAGAGATTAGTACACTTCCAGGCGGCCAAAACCTTGCAGATATTGACGATATAGAATACTTTAAAAAGAAACTATATCAGTCTCTAAATGTACCTGCTTCTAGAATGGAGGCCGACAATGGGTTTAACATGGGTCGTGCTTCAGAGATTAATAGGGATGAACTTAAGTTTAATAAGTTCACTAACAGACTTCAGAAGAAGTTTGCAAGAGTTTTTATAGATATACTAAGAACTCAATTAGTCCTTAAAGAAATTGTAAATGCAGACGAATTTGATGAAGTTAAAGAATTTTTACAGTTTCAGTTTGCAACCGACAACCATTTTACAGAGTTGAAGGACGCAGAGATACTAAGAGAGAGAATAGATACTCTTGGACAAGTATCAGAGTATGTTGGTGAATATTACTCTAAAGAATGGGTTAGAAAATATGTTCTTATCCAGTCTGATGAAGATATTAAACTAATAGATAAACAAATTGGCTCCGAAGGTGGAGACAATGATGACGAAGAAAACGATGATAGTAGAGGATTCTAATAATGAGTAGTGAAATTGCAAAACAGATTGTAGACCAAATAGAACAAGGCAACTTAAATGATGCGAAAGACAGTATTGGTCAAGGTATTAAACAGAAGGCTGCAGATGCAGTTGATATGAAAAGAGTAGAAATGCAAGTGGACTGGGTAGGTAGTTCATCAAACGAACCAACAGGTGAGTAATGAAAAGTTTTTCTTCTATTACCAACGAATTAAACGAATCTCGTAAAGATATTCCGTTAAATTCATTTGAAGTTAAAAGAAACTTCGTTGAGATAGGAGAACAGAGATTTAATGTGGTCTTTTCTAGAAATAAAGAAGGGATAAAAATCAGTATAGATGGAAACACATTAAATGAATCTTTTAAAAGTTTAAAAGATGCAGAGACAGAGTTTAACAATATCCGTTATGTTATGAAAGATTTGATTGAAGAGGATACAAAAATAGAGGGAATTATCAATGAAATTAATATCAGAGTTTAATGATTACGCAATTCAACCTGTAATTATAGAACAAAACGAAAAGGGTGAAAAAGAATACTTTATCGAAGGTATTTTTATGCAATCTGAAATTAAAAACAGAAACGGAAGAATTTATCCTAAAGAAGTTATGAGAAACGAAGTTAACAGATATGTTAAAGAATTCGTAGAAAAAAAACGTGCTTTCGGAGAGTTAGGACATCCTGACGGCCCAACAATCAATTTAGATAAAGTTTCACATATGATTACATCTTTGGAAGAAGATGGAAATAATTATGTGGGAAAAGCAAAAATTTTAAGTACACCAAATGGTCAAATCGTAAGAAATTTGATAGATGACGGTGCTAAATTAGGAGTATCGTCTCGTGGACTTGGTTCACTAGAACAAAAAGGTGGTGCTCAATATGTGAAAGACGATTTTCAACTTGCAACTGCAGGTGATATCGTTGCTGACCCCTCTGCACCTGAGGCCTTCGTAGAAGGAATCATGGAAGGTGTTGAATGGGTTATGGAGAATGGTATATTAAAGGCAGTAGAAATGGAGAAAATGCAGAGAGTATTAAAGACTGCACGACTCAATAATCTAGAAGAAACCAAACTTAATCTATGGAAAAAGTTTGTTGAGAACCTATAATATATAAATAAATTAAGTAGTTCAATTAGAAACTAAACAGGAGAAAAAAATGGCAGAGTTAGAAAACAACCTAGAAACGGTGTTAGAGGCAGGACAACCTGATTCTAAAGCTGAGAAAGGAGATTCCAAACCAGTCAAACAAGGTTCATCAGATGCTGAGACTATTGGTCAAGGTAATGTTGAAGTCGTTAAACCTGAAGAAAATCCTGTTGACAAAGCAGTTGACTCAGTAAAAAAAGCAGAAAACGTTAAGTCAGTCAATGGTGACGCTCAACAAAAGAATGCTGGAAAGGCTGACAGTCAACCTAAATTGAAAAAAGTTTCAGAAGATGAAGCAGAGTCTAAAAAAGACGAAGTAAAATCTTCAAAAATGGAATCAATCAAGGCTATCGTCAACAACATGAAGGAAATGACTAAGGAAGAAATCCAATCAGTATTGGGAACAATATCTGAAGAGGAAGTTGACGAGAGTTTGACAAAGGCAGAAGTTGCAAGAAAAGTAGTAGAATCTTTAAAGTCTATGACTGAAGAAGATGTTACAGAAACTTACGGCAAGTTGATGTCTAGTAAAAAGAAAGACGATGAAAAGGTTAAAGAAGAAGTAGAAGTAGACGAAGAAGTTTCTTCAGAACTTGAGTCTTCTTTGGTTGAAATTGAAATAGATGACGACCTATCAAAAATTTCAGAATCTTTAGACCTTTCAGAAGAAAACGCTAAAAAGGCAAAAACAATCTTTAAGGCTGCTGTACAATCAAAAGTACAGGAAGTAAAAGAATCACTTGAGTCTCAGTACTCAGAAGAATTAAAAACCTCAGTTGAGAAAGTTAAAACCGACCTATCGGAAGGTGTTGACAAATACTTAACATATTGTGCAGAAGAGTGGACGAAAGAAAACGAACTTGCAATAGAAAGAGGTTTGAGGTCGGAAATGACTGAAAACTTTATTGAAGGATTAAAAACTTTGTTCGTAGAACATTATGTTGATGTCCCTGAAGATAAGTACAACGTTATTGACGAACTCGCAAATCGTCTCGATGAGATGGAACAAAAACTTGACGGTGAAGTCACTAGAAATATGGATGTCACTGAAGAGTTGGATACACTCAAGAGAGCAAACGTGATAAGAGAGGCCTGCGAAGACCTATCAGACTCACAAAAAGAGAAACTAGAATCACTTGCAGAAGGAGTAGACTTTAAAGACTCTGAGGACTTCGCTGAGAAGATTTCAGAAGTTAAGAATGCATACTTCCCTGCTGATAGTGATAAACTAGTTGAAGATACAGTTGTTGAAGAAGGAACAGGAGTTATCTCTGAGGAATCAGACGAACCAACACTTGCACCTGAAATCGCAACATATGCTAACGCATTATCAAAATTAAAACCATTAGGTTAATTTAAAGGAAAATAAATATGTTTTTATCAGAAAACTTACAAGAAAAGTGGAGTCCGATTCTAGAACATTCCGATTTACCAAAAATCGAGGATAACTACAAGAAGGCTGTTACTGCTGTAATCTTAGAAAACCAAGAAAGAGCTCTTAAAGAAGATAGAGCTACTCTTGATGAGGCAGCACCTTTAAATGCTACTGGAAGTGCGATATCAAACTGGGATCCGATTTTAATATCCCTAGTTAGACGTGCTATGCCAAATCTCGTTGCTTACGACATTTGTGGTGTTCAACCAATGACTGGCCCTACAGGACTTATCTTTGCTATGAAAGCAAGATACTCAGACTATCCTACGGTTGCTAGAGAATCAAATTCAGAAGCGCTTCATAACGAAGCTAGAACTGGATTCTCTGCAAACCCACAAGATGTCGACGGCCCTTTAGGTACCGACCATTCAGGTGACCCATTTAACGGTTCATACGCTTCTCAAACAGAAACAGGTATGTCAACAGCTAGTGCAGAAGCATTAGGTGATGGCGCTGGTAATCATTTCGCTGAAATGAGTTTCTCAATTGAAAAAGCTACCGTTACTGCAGTTTCAAGAGCATTAAAAGCAGAATACACATTAGAACTTGCACAAGACCTTAAAGCAATTCACGGTCTTGACGCTGAGTCAGAACTTGCAAATATTCTTTCATCAGAAATACTTGCTGAAATCAACAGAGAAGTAATCAGAGGAGTTAATAACCAGGCTAAAACTGGTGCGGCTGCTACTGCTTCTGCTGGTACATTCAACTTAGACGTTGATGCTAACGGTAGATGGTCTGTTGAGAAGTTCAAAGGATTGTTATTCCAAATCGAAAGAGAATCAAATGTAATCGCAAGAGAAACAAGAAGAGGAAAAGGTAACTTTATCTTATGTTCTTCAGACGTTGCTTCTGCATTATCTATGGCTGGTGTATTAGATTATACTCCTGCTCTTTCAACTAACTTAAACGTTGATGACACTGGTAATACTTTTGCTGGTTTATTAAACGGAAGAGTTAAGGTATACATAGACCCTTATGCATCATCAGACTATATGACTGTTGGTTATAGAGGTTCTAATCCTTATGACGCTGGTCTTTTCTACTGCCCATACGTACCATTACAAATGGTTCGTGCAGTTGGCGAGAACACTTTCCAACCAAAAATCGGTTTCAAAACTAGATATGGTATGGTAAGTAATCCATTTGTTGGCGCTACTGCTGCAAACGGACTTGCTTCTGCAGGTACTAACCAGTACTTCAGAAAAATGGCTGTTTCTAACATTCTATAAGAATTTTAGAAGTTCATTACTAAAAGGGGTCTTTATGACCCCTTTTTTTATTCAGTGACTTTAATCGTTCAATGTCTAGGGAATACCCTATTCTTTACACCGTGTCCTTCTAGTGAGGCCTTACCCCAATTTTATCTAGGTCAATAGGTAGTGACCATAAAGAAATTCGTTTACCATACTTTCCCAATTCGTCAAAAATTTCAAGTACTTCTCTGTTCGGATTCTATCCACACTTCACGATTATATGCCACGTCTTAATTGACTTTAACAGTGTGGAACACCTTTTCTATACGGAACAACCTCTCACAACCATCTTACTTCCGTCTCGATTTCCTACTTTACTAGTATACCAAAAAGTTAGGTGCATTGTCAACCTTTTAACTGCACTAAATACAAGGTACAATACAGTACTTACACATACACACGGAGAAAAATATGAGTAATTCAACAAAATCAGGGTTCGAAATCAGAGCCGACTTATTATCACTATCAGAAGGTCTTTTGACCTCTAATTATCAGAGGGAAGTTGACGCTATCTATGCACACAACGATTCATTCCCTAATGATAAGAAACCTTTACCTTTAAGAGAAATCACTGGTGAAGAAGTTATTAGAACTGCTAGACAACTTAATGAGTTTGTGACCGAAAAATAGATGACAAGAATGCATGGGATATGAATACCAGTAATGATATATGTATCTCGTGCAACTTATGTTGCAGTCAAGAAAACGAAACTATACACCTGTTTGATAAAGAGTATGAACTTTTTGACGTTAAAAATATCACTACCTATGAGAACAAAGTATATACACATAGTGTAACATTTAAAACAGGTGGTTGTACTAATCTTGGAAGTAATGGAGAATGTAAGGTATATGATAAACGACCTCGTACCTGTAAGTCATTTAATTGTGGAGTGTTGTTAAATTATCAGAGTGGTAACTACACTTTAAATAAGGCACTGCATTTAATCAAAGAGGTCAAAGATGGTAATAGAATTATTTGGAAAGAAGAGTTTTTACAAGGAAGTACAAACGAACAACAAAAACTACCTAAATAGTAGTACACGGAGATA